CTTTCGGGCCCCCTACTGCGGCGCACTAATCTCTTTGAGGCTTACCCATGACTACTCCTGCTGTAGCTCGTTTCATCGATACCAATGGCGACCAGTTTCTACGTTACTATGATGGGAGCTCTGCTCCTATCACTAGTATTTATCGTAGTACTGATTGCGAGGTACGTCCGGAATCTGCTCCAGCTGGCCGTCTTGGGCGCTTCAAGTTGTGTGCTGATTGGTATCATAATATGATCCTGTATGACATTCAACCGAGTGTCATACGTTGGGGATCTGATTCCCAACATCAGAACGTGACTAGTGGCAGCGTATGGTCGGGTCCACTTCGTGTGGCCCCGATTATGCCTGACTCTAACATGATTAATGCGTGTCTTGTTAAGGCACTTAACAAACTGAAGAAGCAAGACCTCCACGCGGGAAACTTCGTGGCGGAATTTCATCAAGTTATCTCTATGTTTACCGGCCATGTTACTAACATTGCTCAGCAAGTAAGGAAATTTCGGGATCGTTATCCCAAAGATTTCGCTAAAGCTAAGCAGTTACAAACTGGCGGGTTACCTCGATTTAACTGGTGTGAAATACCAAATCGTTGGCTTGAACTTCAGTATGGGTGGAAACCCTTAATGTCGGACATCCTAGGTGGTATGGCGCACTTAAAGAAGAGAGCCGAGAAAAACGCGACTCTCAACTTGACAGTACGTTCATTCCATGAGGATGTAGTCTATGACGAAAACACCTTCTCAGGTGCTGGTCTAATGACTCTAAAAGCACATTGGCTTAACCAGCGCAAGGTTAATATTTTCCTTGTGTATGCTAAGACTGATGTTGTTTTAGCCGAACTATCTTCTCTGGGCCTAATCAACCCGGCTGAGATAGTATGGGAGATCACCAGATTCTCTTTTGTTGTCGACTGGTTTTTACCGGTTTCCAACTGGCTTAGTGCTGTCACAGCCGACACTGGTTTTGAATTTATCAGTGGCGGCCAGGCAGTTAAGAGTAAGAGGATCTTTAATCGCGGTACGCTAGAGAGTATGGGTTCTACACCCATATTCTACTATGGATCTTTACAGGTCCGTGGCCGAGCCGAGTACTATAAACGTACTTGTTACTCTAGCTCTCCCGTTCCCGGGCTCTACGTTAAGAACCCTCTCTCGTTTGAGCACGCAGCGAACGCCTTAGCGTTGCTAGCTCAAGCATTCCGATAAGGTATCAGAACATGCCTGTTTCCGCAAATATCACACTAAACACCAAAGTATATACCCCTCGGGGTACCCAGGGAGGTATTACATCCTGGGCTTTGGCTGGTGATGCGACATTTGGTGGTGCTCAAAGTGACGTCACTGAATCAGTCCGCGGCCCCCTAACGAACGGTAACTACCGAACTCGTTGGGTTGTCTCGGTCCCGAAAATGGCCACTGTTGATACTGCGTGTTCCTGTATCGGGTCAATACTCGGTAAAGGAAAGGCGGATATCGTAATCGATATCCCGACCTCATTCACGGCTGCCGAAAGGCAGGACTTTGTCGATCGCCTCCAGGCACTCGTTGCGCTTTCCGTCTTTGACGTCAGCGTTTCGACCCCGGAGGGTAGTTGGGGCTAATTATGTCTGATTCAAGAGAACCTCTGAATCTTAACATAATCAAAGGCGAAAACTTAAACTTACATTCACCGGAGGATTGGTGGAAGTTAGTGAAGGAATTCGTTGGCGAACCGCAAGGTGAGCCATACATTTGGTTGTCTTTTCCTTACACGTTCCAACGTGTGGAAGAGATATACAAAATGCACTTTGATAAAGCCAATCCATCTACTGAGCATAAGTGAGGTATAGCAATACCTGCTATATCCAACACTAACTCATCATCTATAGGAATCCTAAGATGTCGACAGACAGTATACGTAACAGTGTCACTACGGTGGCAATTCCTTCTTTCCTGGAAGCTCTGGGAAAGGTAGGTCGCTCTCTGGCTCGCAAGTACGACTCTGGTTCTCATAGTGGGATCGAGTCAGTTGTCGTAAACCCTAAGGGTTATGACGATTGGCGAGATTTCTTCTGTGACTATCAGGCTTCGTGCCTGCTTAAGAAGTTTCCTAAGTTATGCCTCGAAATTAACACTCCCGAGGTAGCGCTTTTGAAGTTTCGGGCTACAGAGCTTGCCTGCAGTAATCTTAATACGGCCTTTCGGAACGTATTAGGATCTTTCTCGGTGCCCGAGTGGGCCCTACTCTGTAGGGCTCGCTCGTTCATCGGTAAAGTTCTGGGAGAATTCTCCTGGAATATTGCGATTCAGTACTGTGATTTTGGGCCCGGCGCTAGCGTCGGAATTCCACGAAAGAGCAGTCACCAATGTGAAAAGATAGGGAATCTTAACCCTACTGTTACTGGGGAATGCAGTTCTCTCGTTTCTGCATATGCGGATTTTGATCCACATATGCGCGATCACATCGCCAATCTAAAGATTGTGAAAGGGAGTACTGTGACCACTGTTCCAAAGGATGCCCGTTCTGATCGTGTGATTGCCATCGAACCTCTCTGGAATATGTTTTTTCAGAAAGGTATCGGTGGTTCGATCAGGCGCAGGCTTAAGTTCTTCGGTCTTGACCTTAATAACGGTCAACCGTTGAACCAAAAGCTTGCAAGGCAAGGCTCTATTGATGGCCTACTATCCACTGTAGACCTAAGTAGCGCCTCTGATATGATCTCCCTCGGCCTCTGTGAGTTTCTGCTCCCAGAGGATTGGTATCGTGCCATGATGACCGTGAGGTCACCATATTGCACTTTACCAGATGGTGAGAATATCTTCCTGCGGAAAATCTCTTCTATGGGAAACGGTTTTACATTTGAGCTTGAAAGTTTAATCTTCCTCGCTTTATGTATAGCTGTGAACCCAAAGTTGAGAATTGGTCATGATGTCTCTGTATTCGGTGATGATATTATCATACCTAGTGCAGATACTAAACCTCTCATTGATATTCTTCGATGTGTTGGCTTTAAAACCAATATTGAGAAGACTTTCATTGATGGGCCATTTCGGGAGTCGTGTGGCAAACACTACTTCCGTGGTCATGATGTGACGCCCTTCTTTCTTAAGAAGGAAATCTTGAACGTTCCGGATTTATACTATTTAATTAATAGTGTAAAACGATTAGCTTTCAGATTCGCCGGATTCAATTACGGCTTAGATGATCGCTTCCGTTTTCTTTGGGACTTCCTTGTCTCATTGCTTCCGAAACGCTTCCGATTATTATCATGCCCTGATGGGTATGGTGATTGTGCTATTGTCCGTGACTTCGATGAGTGTACTCCTAGACCTACGCCCTTTGGGCTTCAAGTCGAAGGATATACATTCAAAAGATTGTCCCCCTCAGTAGCAAGGTCTAAGTATGACGGGATCCCAGCGCTTATCTCTAAGCTCTGGTTTACTCGTCGTAACATTGACCTCGGTGAGATGTCACAGTACTGCCTAATACGTGTACCCAGCAATTATCGCTGGCGTATAAGTAAAGGGTTGTACCCACAGTGGACGACTATGGGCCCCTGGGTTAGCCTGTTTTAATGGGTGAATCCTATCCATGGTTATTTTGTAGATTATCCATCATCTACTGGTTGTCGGTCTTTGACTGACTGGCCCCCTTCCTTAGGGGTCCTACCGACTGGCT